CATCAACAACTTCCATAATAAAAAACTACATTATGACCAGCCTAGACTGACACCATTAATTCTTGTATCTAAAGCAGCACTCTGGACTAATGTTTCTATCTTCCACCGCATAGTTACTCCTGCTGGTTGTCCACTAATATCTAGATCATGAGCAGTTGCTATTTCTGTTGTGCCACTATAAGAACCTTTACCAGTTAAAGTTGCTTGTGTATATGTTGTACCATTATCCCTAGAAACATAAGCCTTCAAATTTGTATTAAGAACAGTTGATCCTGTAATAGGAGTATATAGTATTACAAAATCTCCTGTTGCAGTAGTACCTGCTTCAGCAGTTGTTGCTGTAGATATGAGAGTCAGATTTGCCACAGTCACCTCTGTATATTTTATTACTGCATGACCATGTTGACCAGCTGAGTTCGCTACACCATTTCCCGTACCAGCTGCGTAATTAGTGTGTCCGGTTTGAGGAGTAGTTCCACCACTCGCCTGAGTGTTTGTCCCTGCGGTTAAAGAAGAACCGCCACCACCAGAACCATGATTTGACCCGGTAGCACCTCCAGAACCACCACCATAGTAGCCACCACCACCTCCTCCAGAGGTCCAGGCGATATTATCGCCATCACCTGATCCACCACCGTTATACCCGCCTGCCGCTGTTGATGACGAAGAAACCGCATTGCCACCCTGATTTAGTGATCCTGCTCCACCACCATCTACAGCAGCGCCACCAGCGGATTGAGTACCACCGTTTGCATCAATACCGGGCCCGGCTCCATTCGCACCTGTGGTTCCACCTCCTGCCCCACCATTAACAGCATTCTCCCCAGCACCTCCTCCTCCAGCAATTGCCAAAACTGTTGAGCTTCTGTAAATTCCAGAACCACCACCTCCACCACCGGGATTTGATGCACTGGAATGGTTAATTAAACCACCGCCACCAACTTTTACATTGAGAGTTTCTCCCCCTACTACAGTTACATCACCCTCAATAAAACCGCCACCACCTCCAATCGCAGCATTACCACCACCTCCTGCTCCTCCCCACGCTATAAAGTTCACAAGATCGCCCGATACCGAAGCCGGAACAACGAATGTTTGGTTTGCACCTGTATATGATTTTACAACTGTTTGTTCAGCGCCCAATGTACCGCCAGAATAAAACTTACCAGAAGAATCTCTTATTTCATTAGTAGAAGCTGATGCATCCACACCAGAAGTATCTTGGAAGGTATCCACAATCTGATCTCGTAAACTATATTTTGCTAAATCACTTGCGGCCGCAACTTGAAAACCAAGCACAGCAATATCATCTTCTAAAGGACCTAAAGCAACATTACTCAATGCAGCTGCTGGAATAGTTCCGGTAATATTTGCACCAGGGATACTAGTAATATTAGTTCCAGCAGTAGCCGGTAATGTCGCCGGTAGTGTTAATGTAGCCGCACTTACATCCAATGTAGCACCAGCAGGCACACTTACTGTCTTACCAGTAGTGACTGTTATAGTCGTACCTGATTCTGTATCTAGTTCATTTACTTTTAGTTTACTCATTTATTCTTTCTCATTTTTAATAAAGTAATGCAGCGCCATGCACTTCTGTGACTTTAGATGCCGCCACTTGGTTAGCAAAAGATATCTTATATTTTGGCGCTGTTCCTGTATTACTAATCGTTACATCGTTAGATTTAGCTATAAGAACTCCAGTAGAAAATGTACCACCAGATGTGAGTGGTGCTGACACATAATTCGCTCCACCATCAGCAGATACCTGAGCAACCAAATCCGTATCTAATGTAGCTGTTCCTGACGCATTCTTATAAAGCACCACAATTCCCATCTTGGAAACTGTTGCGCTTGCTACTTCGGTAGTAGATGTATAGTTACCAGATGCGGTTGTTACAACACCGGCATTAGGGATAAATGTCGTTCCACCCGGATACCGAACAACATTACTAAAACGAAACTCGTCTTTGTGACCGTACATAGTGCCAGTGGCGGCAGGATTTGTACTAATACGAATTCCAAGTGCTGGAGGGTTGATCTGCTTAGTTAGATCATGCGTCATGCCGCCACTAACAGGGGATATAGAAACACCGTCGTAATAAAAATACCAAGAGGTACTTGAATCTCTAACGAGAGCAAAGTGATGCCAATTTCCATCTTCTGCATTTGCACAATCAAAATATCTAGTTGATGCGGCAACATCACCGCCGAACACGGTCGAAATTCGATCGGTCGCCAACGCATGCCAATCCATGTACAAACCATTGGAACCATGATTAAAATCTAGAAAGTCAGAATGAGTGGCATAAGTACTATTGAACCAAAACTCAACAGTAAAGTCGCCTGTTGACTGTAAAAGGGCTGAAGCACCACTTACTATGTAAGGGTTTGTTCCTGCCGCTTCATACGATGCCGTGCCCATCTTTTTAACAGCAGTATCCATTTGTGCATCGCCATAAACGACCCCAGTTAAGCCATTCCCCGAGTCATCAGTAAATGTGGTTGAGCCATCAGCACCATCAAAGTGGTATAAAAGTTGAGTATTTGAATCATTTACAAATGCAGCGCCACCAGCTTGCTCCGAACCAGAAGCCATAAACTCGCCAGTAGAATCTCTTGATACAGTACTAGTTGTGTCAATACCAGTGCTGTCTTCGTACTGATCTACAAAAGCATTAGATAAGTTGTAAGCCGCTTGGTTATTCTGTGTAGCGGAATGCAATGCCAAAGTAGCAATATCATTTTGCAAACCTGTTGTATCTGTTGCCGGTGCATTATCTAAATTAGCTAAAGGCACCTGGCCACTCAATTGAGCTGCCGGTACAGCTGTTGCATTTGTTAAAGCAGTAGCCGGTAATGTCGCCGGTAATGTTAATGTAGCTGCAGTTAGATTTGCTGTACCGGTTACTGTTTGAGTACCACTAACTGTTTGAGTACCTGCTACAGTTAGTGATGCACCAGCAGGCACATCTAATGTCTTCGTAGTAGTGACTGTTATAGTCGATCCACTTCTTGAATCTAGTTCGTCTACTTTTAATTTGCTCATTTAACTATACGCCTCAGGCTGCCGGTTTAGTTGGCCAAGTCGCTGCATCTACATGAGCTTTGGTAGTTTTACCAGAAGGAAGATCACGCAAAGCTTGGCGGTATGTTGTCATATCAGATGACATGGTTAGGTCCGATACACCATACCAATCAGAAGCAGACAATAGACGATTGCGATCATCACGCATACTAGCAAGTGATCGGGTATCTTCACCAGCAGCCCATGTAGCTTCCTCGGTGTCTCTTGCAGTTTCTTCTGCTGATGTAAGTTGGATGGATACACCATCAACCATTTTAAATCTAGGCACTATTCATTACTCCATTTAATTTTAACTATTTATTATGTCTCTACTATTCTATTCCTAAGACATCTCTTAATGTGCTTATTTTATGCTAACCTTATAAAAGTGAATCCAGTCTCAGTTATAGCAGCATCACCCTTTGTTGTAGTGACAGTACCACCGCCTGTACCAGCTGGATCCTCTTCAACCGACCAGCGTACTTTCTGATTAGCTATATCAGTGATATTCATCATATGGTAGATATTCATATTTGATCTAAAACCATAGTTGCTACCATCTTCTGACCTAGAAGCTGTAGTCCAAGCTCCGCCGTTATTCGCTGTGTATTCAATATAACCAGCAGCGCCTCCATTTAATGTTGTGATAAATGAAAACTGTCCAAGACATAGCCAATGACCGGTGGATGGAAAAGTAAATATACCACTTGCATAAGTCATTGCAGAGCCAAGTGATCCATAACCATCGGTATTAACTACTGCAATAGTGCCAGTACCACCACCCATAGGTTGTGCGTCTCCTGTGAAATCTGCCTGTAAACGCCATTGACTAGCAGAAGATATTCCAAACCCAACAACGGTTCCAGCAGTTGTAATAGTATCCCCTACATCCCCAAGAGTTAATGTGGTTCCTGTTGATGGGGCTATTTTATCGGCATTTACTTGTGACATTTTATTACGCTTCCTTGAATATATTGCATACTAGAAACTGCTCTACTTCACCCCAACTCTGAACATCT